CAGGAATTAAAGCAGGACTAACCAACATTCTCTTTTCTTCATCTACTTTAGCTAAAGTCAAGTTATTTTTCTCTTTCCCAAAGAACACCCAATTTTCTTCTATCGCAGGTGCTGATACAAGACTAATAGCGTCAATCGCCAACTCTTGTGAGTCTTCATCTATTACTAATTCTACTATTTTAGTTGTATTCATATTATAATAATGAAATTAATTTAGCTAATACTTTAGATGCTTCACCTGTTGGTATTTTAACTCCTAAATCTTTTGCAGCTTTTTCTAAAGCATCTAATTTCTTTTGTAAATTAGTTCTTACTTTAGTTGCCTGTCCTTTATTTTTGTCTAATCTTTTTTCTAGGTCATCTATACTTTTTCTATATCCTTCTAATGACTTTATCGCTTCATTAGCTTCCCTTTCGGTTGTATCTTTTTTATCTTCTGCACTTTCCATTTTATTTCTAAGGTCGTAATATTTTTCCTCAGCTTTTACATAGGCAACATTTCTCTTTTCTACTAATCTCATATCTTTTAGCTCACTCTTTTCATAATCTTTAATACCTTCAATATCTCTATTTAAGTCAGGGATTAAATCTTTGGCTTGTTGAGTAAGTTTCTCAACATCATCAGCTAAACCTAATTCTACTCTATGTACTGAACTTAAATTAAATTCTTTTAATTCTTTTTCGTATTCGTCATACGTCTTTTTCCCTAGTGGTGTTGGTTGCATTTTATTATATTTATGGTTAGCTGATTCGCAGGCATCAAGAGTGTCGTATTCACATTCTCCTGTTTCACCCCATTTATAGTTTCCTTCTTCACATTTAGTACACGGCATAATTTAGTCTTTGGTATATAATAGAAATTAAATTAGTTTATTTGATTTTAGATTGTAGCTCTTCTTCTAATAATAGCTAGTTTGTTTTGATTATTTGTTATGTCATCCGAAACTACATAAGCCTGCATAGGCTCTGGGGCTTGCCCGCCTTCTAATTGAAATGCTCCTGACATCATCTGTGGAGCAGGAATGCTTGTATCTGTATCAGGAACAGTAGTCCCAACAGGCGAGCCTGAAGCAATTTTAGCGACATTTGCAGCAGCGAATACTCCTGCTATTGCTGCCATTGTTACAGGATATGCACCAAAAGTACCTGCCGTTGCTCCTATATTTGCGTTGGCTGAAGTAAAGGCATTTTGAACACCTTGAATACCTGACATTGTAGCTTGTGCGATTGCTGCCGCCTTTGCTATTGCTGTGCCTTCTCCTGCTGCGTCTTTTATTATTTCAAGTCCTTGATTAGCCATACCAATCTCCATAGCTAATTTAGCATCTGCTAATGTTTTTTCATCTGCAATTTCTTTATCAATTATTGTTGTTTTAGCTTTAGCAGCGTCTTTTATTATTTTCTGTCTTTCTATTTCGTATTGCTTAGTTATTTCAACACTTTTTACTCCTGCTTTACGTGCCATATCTAACTTTAACAGATAAGCTGCGTCTAGTTCTGCTAATTCTCTTTCAGTACCTCTAATTCCTTCTAAAAAAGATTGACTCTTAGCTTCCCTTAATTCATTTTCTAGCCCTATCTGATTTGTTTTTTGCTCAGATAGTTGTCCGTTAATAGCTTCTTGTAAAGAGAGCATTTCTACTTCTGCATTTCCTAGTGCTATAAAATTTTCCTCACTAGCGTTAATATTATACTGTGCTTGTAAATAATCAATTTGAGTTTGTACTGAAGCCTTTTGGAGTTTCTGTTGCTTTTCTAATACCTTACTTAATTCTTCATTGGCAGCGATTCTTTCTTCAAAAGTTAGATTAACATTATCCCTTATTTGTCTTTGATCTTCTGCTTCTTTTAAATACTGAGCATTTAATTTAGCAAATTGAACGGCTGCTCTACCTGCGGCTTTCTCTGCGTCTTTAAGTGCTGTTGCTTGTTCAACTGTTGCTTTAGCATACTTCTTGATTGCGTCTACTCCTTCAGTAAAAGTTTCTTTTAGTTTATCAACACTATCATCAACTCCTGTATAAACATCCACCATCTCTTTCCCTGCTTCTTTAACTGCATCCCAAGCATTACCAAATTCTCCATCCATTAATTCCTTTAGTGCTTTCCCTAAGAACCCAAATACGTCTAACAAACTCATAAATCGTTCTATAAGGTTTTCTTTAATAGCAGTTCCAAAATCTATTAGACTTTGTTTTGGATCTTCAAAAATCTCTTTGAACCAATCTATTACACTTCCGACATTATTTTCTAAGAATTTAAACAGGTCATTGAACGCTATGCTTAAAGTATTCATAGCAATACTGAAGAAGTCTACTACCTTCTGATTTTTACCTAGCACTTCTTTAAAGACTTCAAACGCTTTATTTAAAAGCCATATAATACCTGCTGCTTTCATTAATCCTTTAAAGCCACCCTCTATTTTTTGTAGCCCTTTCTTTCCTTTTTTCCCCGCATCATCTAGTCCATCCCCTAAGTCTTTTGTTTCTTTTACAGCACTTTCTATACTTTTCCCAAGTTTATCTGTGTCGGTAGTTGCCGCCTTTATATTTGATTTTACTTCTAAGTTTAATATTTCTGTTGCCATTGTTTTGTTTTTATGTAAGAACTACCCCTGTTTTAATTTGAGTCATTCTAATTGTAGTAGTCCACATTAAATCTCTGTTATTTGCTCCTTTTACTTGTTGAATAAGATTAGTCCCCGAAACGCCTATGTCTGATATCCAACCTGTTGTAGTCCCTACATTTGCTATCACATTTCTTGTCTTGTCTATGCTTAGAGTTCCGTTTTTATTAATAGCAGCACCAATTTCTACAATAGCCTTAAAGTCGCCTAGATTTCCCCCACCTGAGCCACCTACTCTGACGGCTACAGTTTCAGTATGAAAAGCAATAATGGTATTATCTGGAATTTCAAAATAACTATCTACTGTATTATTTAAGTAACTATTTACTGTGCTGTTGTCATCAGTTGTTGTTCCGTACATTACAGTAATTGTCTGTCTTTCACCTAAAGCATCTGCTGCTGCGTTACCCCCTAAGACAATAGAGTTAGTTGCCGTAGCTTCTCCAAAAGTGCCTGTAAGACTAACGTTATCCACTCCATTTGCTATTTCATTATTTATCCCATTAATAAAACAGTTATTATTAAACCCCTTAGTTGTGTTTTGTGTTCCGTTTATTTGAATAGTATTAGACCCGAATTGGTTTGTATTTCCTGAACCGTTATTCTTATTATTAATATTAGCTAGGTTTCTGTCTAAGTTTGTGTTCAATCTAAAAGCCATACAAGTTCCTGACGCTTGGTCATAAGTATGCCCATAGGCTTCACAAGTTACTTGATTAACACTTAAATTTGTTTCTCTACCATCCGTAAAAACTACCTGCCCTAATGCTGAAATTTGATAGGGTTTTACTGTATATCCTGTTAAATATTCCATTATGTTATTAGTATAAATTCAACTGTTGCTAAGTCATTAGGCTTGTAGTCTATTTTGTTCACTCTAAAACTTCTGTTTTTAATAAAAACTACATCATAGAACTTGAAATTCGCTACATCTGTAGGGCTTAAATTTACTTTCAAAGTCATAGTCCTAGTATTAGCGTTGTAAAGCTCACAAAAGTAAGGCTGCCAATAAAGACTAAACAAATTGTCTGTGGGAGAGGTAGTCGGCAAAGGAAATAATAACTGTTGCGCTCCGAACACAAAGTCACTAGACGTTGTTGTTGTAGGTATATCTGACAAATGGCTAAACTGTAAAAATTCATCTTCAAAAGGTACATTACAAGATGCAGGACAATTCTGAGATGGTACGCTATATGTACAACTTGCCAAAGTTTTAACACCATTGTCATAGAATATTCTAGGTGAATTATCAAACCCATCACAAGAACCATCCTCTGACTTAGCATATATAGCAGGCACGATAAAGTCAGTATACTGTGTCATTAAAGGTTTTGAAACAGTAGCAGCAAATGGTTCTGCTATTATCTCTTCAACTCCGTCTAAGATTGTAAAGCCGTCAGCATTCCATATTAAACTTCCGTATAAATGCCCGCTTGTACTGTTTTTATAGTTACTAAATACATAATCATCATCATCTTCTACAAACTTAAAGACTGTTGATTTGTTTAAGTCTGTCAAGGGTTTTAATTCCATTTCTGAAACATCTACCTTTTCCGTCCAATCGTGCTGAATGCTTCTAGCGGCTAGAGTTAAATTTCCTGTATTACCGCTATTTGTGTTATTTATAAATATATCTGAATAAGGCTCTATTAAGATATTGTTAGGGTCTGTTTCATCTACTAAAGAAACTAAATTAAACATAGTCATAATGCCTTTTAAAAAGTCCCATTGTCCTAGCTCACCTCTAAGAGTTTGCAAAAGCGTTCCTGTTGTAAATACAGAAGAACTTACATTAGCACTTAGTAGGCCAGTTTCTTGCTGATTCTGTTTTACGATTTGAAACCCGTTAGCCTTAAATCTTGGGTACAGAATATCGCCTGTATTTAATGGAGGTGGCCACGCATTTATCCCAAAGTGATGATATAGAGAATCGCTTGCAGTTCTAGTCCAATCGTCAGAAGCGTGTACAGTTTCTATCCCTGTCGCTACATCAACTGAAACCCATTCTACCCAGACAGTCCCGACAGTCCCTATAGTAAAGTTTATCTCTATGCTTGTTGCTATAGCGTGAGTTGTATTATCTTGAACTACTGTAAACACCCCTGTACTCTCGTCATAGCCTGATTCGGTACTCCAATCCCAAGCAGGGCTGAAGTCGTGAGGAAACAATAAAGTAGTCCAAGTTCCATTTCCCGCCCAATTATTAGCATCTCCTTCCGCTGTCGTACTGTAGCCTGCTGTCTCAAAGCTAACAGGAGAATTTCCCGCACCCCAATTAAAGTCCATATACAGTTTCCCAAAGTCTACACTATCAAAAAAAGTAGAAGTCCAATTAAAACCAGAAGCTGCAAATATTTTATTAATTAAATACTTTAATTTAATGCAAGGTCTAAAGGCACTTTCTAAAGTAGTCATAACAGGGTTGCCACTTGCGTCAGGGTAGAACTGATGATTCCAGTCTATAAAGGGGTATTTGAGAACACCTGTAACTGAAGCACCCCCTGTTCCTGCAAAACTTCCGACAGGTAAAGGGTTAATCAATCCTAAAATTCCCTGCCAACTTTCCCTAATATTTGAAAAGGTGTAGTTATGTTCTAATTCTGCAAAGTCTAATTCTGCAAAGGTCTTATCTTTTAAGATGTCAGCTAAAGCTAAAACATCTGAGTATAAATTTACATTGTAGCTAATTTCGCCATCTTGATCTTTAACGTCTATCAGTCTTAAATAGCCTTCAAATAAAATAAAGCCGTCTTCCTTTAATACGCATTGAGTTTTTCGGTAGGGGTTGAATATAATACCTCTATCGCTATCTACCCTTGTGACCTCGAACATATTATTAAATATCTGATTGTTCCTTTTTGTTGCAGGTAGATTAAAGTCTTTAGAGTACGACTTGACTTGTTCCGCTACATTTTTAAAGTCGTCTATACTTAGACTTAATGGTATATCTTCCTCTTGGTATAAATCGCAAATAACTTGTCCGTCATTTAAGTCTGTGTAAATTAAGTTAGGGGTGTCGGCAGGAGAACCTTTGATTGATATATCTACAACTTCAACTGCTGCTGTTGTGCTTGAATAATCTAGCAAGAAAGTTAAGTTTGTAGATTGAGCCGTAAAGGTTGCGCCTATTTGTGATACATTAGAACTGAATTGCTGAGTATATTGAATAACAGTACCAGAATAAAACTCAATCGTTAAAAGCCCAACAACAGGAGTGCTAATGTTAATTATGACATCATACATAGCTCCTACTGTCAATCCTGATAGCTGCTGATATATCCCCGTATGACCTTCTGTAGCATTATACAAGAAAATTACATTGCCCCCTGCAACTGTTGGTAGAGGTACAATTCCCCAAGGTGCGCCTGTTGTTGTATATCTATACCAATTCCCTAAAGCAGCAGCAGGACTGTTAAGGATAGCACTTTCAGAAGGATAATTGTCTGTTGTGTCATAGCTAGTAGTACTATTAAGTCCTGTAAAATTAATGCCATTAACTATAAATTCATCAGGAGATGGAGTGCTAGTAAAATTGTATTGCCCTTTATAGTTCTGCGGATATAATATTAATTGAGTACTCATTATACAGACTGTGTTCTTTTCATTTTACTTTTCTCAATCTCAAAAGTATATTGCATTAATCTATCATTTGCTATTGTCTTTCTTATATAGCTTGAAGTTGTAACAGTTGCAGGCTCTACGTAATTGTTTAAAGACGAGAAATTGCCATCAGTTTGGAAACCCTCTAATACGTAGACCTCTGGACTGTTTATTAATTGCTCAAACCACACCCCATCAGCTTCAGTAACAAAGTCTGTATTTAGCTTAATCTTTTCAGTTGAATTTACCCTAAAGTTTTTCTTACCCCCCTTATAGCCTGCTATTTTAAAGGCTCTCTCATTCCAAGTTCCGCCTAGCTGAGTGTAAGAAGTTCTGTTAGTTGTTACCGACCTAGTGGACTTCATATTAAAAGTATAGTAATCCCAAGTTCCCCACTTGTTAAGCCAAGTAAGTCTTACTCCTTCATATCCTTTTAAATTAGGGCATTGAATATTGATTGTATAAGGCTTGCTCCAAATTTCTCCCACTCCTGAGCCTACAGCTTGTACTGTGTAATACGATAATCCATTAGTTACAGCAGTAGCGAAAGTGCTTGACCAATTTTTTAAGTTAGCAGGAAATGCTCCGAAATAATTTAATCTCGTATTTGAAAGCGGACCTTGCGAAGTAGCTCCCCCATTAGCTGTAACCCATTGTACTACTTCCCCCCCTAAACTTCCGCCTGCACTATCTCTATAGTTAATGTTAAAGCCATAAAAAGGAAAGTCTGGTTGATAAGCTATATGTAAAAATGATAAAGTGCCATAATCTTCAAGTCTAGCGTATTGAGTGTCAGGTGCTGTAGTAAGAAGATGTCTACTCGGCCCATCTAAATAATACTTGTTAATATTAAACCCGTAGTCATTCTGGTACACATCTAGCACCTCGTCATATTGTATAACTCCATTGAACATTTTATAGCTATCAGAAGAAGTAGGGTCTAGGGTTGTAAAGTCTATGACCGCTCCTGTTGCTGTTTCTGAATATTCTATAAAGAAATTAATAGCAAACCGCTGCATACTATTTTTGCTTATTGCAAACTTATCCACTAAATGAATGGGAAACATCGTGTCCTGCGCTTTTACTCCCTTATACTCCGAATCTGAACTTGTAACAATATTCGTTTGAGGTTCGTGGTCGGGTTTTACAAATGTTTCTAAAATAGGTCTTAAATCAAATATCCCTACCCCTGCATTATTAGGTGTTGTCTTGAATGTTCCTATTAAAGCGTTATTATTGCTCGGATTGATAGGGAAGTTGCTGACGTGAACCTGAGCTACATATTTTACCTTATATTTAAGTGCTACTATAGTAGGGTCTGAAACTGCAAAAATTATCTGTTGCCCTATTGGTAGTGTATCGTAGAACGGCTGTTGTGTTATTAATAATGCCATAATTTTATTTTACTTGTATTTGCGATATGCTATCTGTAATATCTGTTGTAATTGCTCCTAATAATTCTTTGCCAAACTCTTTCATTCCAAGCCTTAAAGGTTTCTGAAAAAAACTAAGACTTTTTATTCCATCTCTTTTTATTTTTCTGCTTATTAAGTAAGCAAACCCTGAAACAAATTGTCCTGTCTTTTTTGATCTTCCCGTTCCTAGACCTTTTGGCTTAATACCTTTTCTTTTTATCCATTTAGATAAAATGTCAATAGGCGGTCCTTTTGTAGTGTAACTGTAAGGGCTTGTTTCCAGTTGGTTCTTTTGATTTTTAAAGGATTGTTTCTTTTTATTTCCTGACACCCCTTTGTCTAAATACTCTCCATATTCATCCATATAGAATTTAACAACAAACCCTTTGCCATCACGCTTTACTTCAAACCTAATAGACTTTGCTAATGCTGTTCCACCGCCTTTAGCTTTGTTTAAACTCCCTTTAGCTCTATTAACTACTTGCTTTCCAAAAGAGTTAAGATACGCTTCTATATTCTCTGTATTCATTATATCGCTCCAACAAATACTGATACCTGAGGGCTATAAGTTGTGCCTTCAGGTCTTACTTGTAAAGAAGTTATATTCTCTAAAGTTGAAAATGCAGGAGTTGTATCTTCTTCTCCTATTATTTCAGCTTCTCCTCTTGGAACAATATGAGATGTGCCTGGCGTTAGTCTTACTTGATAATTAGTATTAGTAGTTACTACTGCTAAAACCACAGCACTATCTGCCCCTAAGTTAGTTACCCTAATATAGCGTACATTCTCTACATCTATTGCTCCTGCTGAAGTGTAAGGAGCTGTATCAAATACCGCTACTGTTGTTGTCTGAGAATGAATGCAAGTTACAATTCTTTCAAATACATTATTAATTCCTGTTGTTGTTACTGAGTTTGTATTGCCTCTTAATGCTCCGTTTAAGACGACCGATTCGGTAACGGTTGTGGTTAGATCTGCCATAATTTTATTTTATAATTTTATTGTTATTTTAAAAAACCCTATTTCTATTTTATATTTTCCTATTCTAAATTTCATTATTTCCCTATTGGATTATTATCCATAGGAATAAAGCAAGTCTGAAAGTCATTCTGTACTACTATCCCTATTGAGAAAACCCAACCAGTCAAAAGGTTGTCAAATCTTTCTGTGAACGGCTCTAAAGAAAACTCCCCTTCTGTAAAGTAAACGGGGTCGTCAATATCTAAAGGGTTACTAGCGTCTGCTGACTGCCATTTACTATGCCTCATAATTCCTATAATATCAACACAAACCTGTAAGCATTGACTAAGGACTTCTTGCTCATTACTTAGGTTGTCTGCTGATTGTAAATTTGCTTCAGTCCAATCGTCCTTTTGACTTACAGCATCCATAACGAATAGCTGAAAGTTATATGTCAGCTCGGATGGGCTTGTTGCTACGCTTACGGGGTTTATGTGAAACAAAGGGAACAGCGTATTTTTAGACAAATCAATATCGTAAATATCCCCCGTTGTTGTAGTCGTAATCTGTTTATGCTCAATCCCTAATTGTTTCAGCGTGTCTATTACGTTATTGTATGTCTTGTTAGCTATCATTTCTTTTTACTGTATTTTGTAAATTTAAATCTGTTTCATAACACAACCAAGTTAAGCACTCCAAGAGATTGAGTTTTGTTATTGCTTCTAGTTTACTTATGTCTTGGTTGCAGAGCCTATGAAGGACGCCAAACCACCCCCACTTTTCGGCAAAACTTCCGTCTTTAGCTGCTCCACTATCTCCTTCACTCGATCCATCAAAAACGATGGCAAAGTCCTGAATAATTCCTTCCCTAAATTTGAGAAAAAAAAAAGACTTGCTTGTACTTGTTCTGCTGACATCTTCTGCATTTCTTCTGCTCTTTTATTTATATTCCCGTCATACGCTTGTATAGTATAGTCATCTCCACTTCTTGTAATAGGTCTAAATAGTACAGCCATTATTTCAGGCATATTTTTTTCAAGCCCTGTTTTTATAAAACTCTCAATATCAGCATACTCTCCAAGCGTCAGCTCTGAAAGGTCGGGGTGCATTCCGTACTCAACTCCATCTATTTCAAAAACCTTTTTTAATACTGTATTCTGCTCACCTTGTAATTCTGCTATCTTACTCATAATAATAGCTACATCTCTAATTGATAGTTCCTTAATTAACTCTCTAGGAATGTCTGATAGTGCCGCTATTGTTTCTTCTGCTTCTTTTGTTTTACTTCCTGTTTCTAAGTCAATAACTTTTACCCAAGATTCAAGACTAACATCAGACCAAGAATTGATTAGATTGTAAGTTTCTTTGTTTCCTTCTTTTTTAATTTTTACTTTCATAGTGTATAATATATAATAGAAATACTTGTTATTTAGTTTATTCGTGTATATTTGCCAAGTTCTTCATATTCTTTCTTGTTCTGAAATAGGGTTGCTTATAATTAGGCAGCCCTTTTTCTTTACTTGTCCCCTTATGTTAGCAGAAATAAGATTCACTAGGTTACTGAACAAAATACTTCCCAAAGTTTGCATCTATCTCATAATAGCATCTCATAGCCATAGCATCTGAATAGTCAGGGCTTCTTCCTATGATAGCCTTAATAGTATCTTTAGTAAGTATTTGTAGCTTATTATCTTTGTCTGCGTCTTTCATTCTTACTTGTTCGCATTCTTCAATGATTTGATTTTTAATACTAACATCAGGACAAGTAATTCCTAGCTGACCTTTATTTATTAAGTCTGCTAATTTGTAATAGCATTGCGTCTTTAGGTTCTGATAGTTCTCGTTCTTTAAAGCTCTTGCATTATTTGTGAAGCCAATACATCTTAAGTAATCTTTAACACCACCACCCACTCCATCCTCATCTACAATAATATTCCTTAATGGTACAGCGTGTTCCTGCTGTAAAGCCCTCACTTCATCCACAACCTCATTTACAGCCGTTTTAAGAATACTTCTAATCTTTTTAAGGTATAGCCCTTCCCAATACATTATGACTGTCTTATCGCTTCCAAATCGCGCTACATCACAACTTATGTATTTATCACCATTAACTCCTTTTTGAGTAAACATATTTAGAATAGCGTCATAATCTATTAGACTATCATTACTTGCATCATATTCCCAATTTCCATATAGAAGTCTTTGCCTACTTAACTCATCAAGCTCAGATAATTGTTTTTCATAATGTTTACTTATGTATTCATTATCACCTACCAGACTTTGTATAAACTTTCTGTAAGGTCTTATAGTTCCTTCTTTTGCAGGTTTGTAGTATTGAGTGTAAGTCCAATTCTTAGCAGGGTTACAAGTCATTAACATTTTAGGTATCAATCCGTTCTCATCTAACTTGTATCTCAGTCTTGATCCTACTACATTCTTAGCCTTTTCAGTTACTTGGTTTGCCTCATCTATGAAAGCTCCTGTAATTTCTAAAGAGCCTAAGCTATCAAAGTTCCTGTCTGAAGGATATAAGAATAAGTCTTTAAGTATTATCTCTGAGCCATTGTAAAAGGTTATTACATTGCTTGAGCCATTGAATGTGTAGTCTTTACCACTCTTTAAATTCCAAGCCTGACATACTTCGAAGAAAGTGTTTAGTGTAGTCTTTTTTAGTGCATCTAATTTAGAACGCCCCATTAAGTATCTAGTCTTTGGATATTGAAGGCACATAGTTATTAAGTAGCTTACTCCAACCCAAGACTTGCCACCTCCTGCTGCACCCCCGAATAAAACCTCTTTAGTTGTATTGTCAAATAGATACTTTAAACACTCTTTTTGTGTTCTTGTAAATTCAGCATTAATCTCCAAGATTGATATTGATTTTTATTTTCTCATCTCCTGAAGTCAAGTCTATCTTATTAGTTTCATTCATACCGCAAATATTCTTTGCTGCGTGTATTACAACTGAAGGCACTTTGTCTTTTATACATTCATAGAATTTAGACATTACAAAGTCTTTAGCTATTAACTCTACATCATTTACTGCTTGAGCAAAGACCTCATCCTCTTTTAGCCACTTATAGTAGTTAGTTCTTGAAAGGTCGCAAGACTTTAAAGCTGTTGTAACTATCCCTAGACTTCCCTCTAGTGCTTTTAACATTTGTTCCTTTGCTATTTTTGTTCTATTCTGTTCCATTTTTAATTGCTTTTTTACCTGTAAATTGTTCCCATCTTTCTATTATTACATCACAATACTTTTCATCTAACTCCATTCCGTAACATTTTCTATTAAGTTTCTCTGCTGCTATTAGTGTTGAGCCACTACCTAAAAATATATCTAAAATTAAGTTTCCTGCTTCATAATTATCAAAACACCATTCAGCTAAAGCAATAGGTTTTTGGGTTGGGTGTACTCTTTTTTCCCCCATCTCACTTGCTTTAATCATTCCGTGCCACCTATGTTTAAATACATCTACTTTGACTCCTTTATTTACAAAAGCTAGTTCAGCACCACTAAAAGTATTTCCTTCTCTTTCTTTATCCCATACCAACCAACCAAAGCCATTAGGTATTGATTGACAATAATAATTAGCACCCCACCAAACTTGTAAGCAATCTGAGTAAAGATTACTTATTAAATTAAAACAATCTTTTGCCACACTTATATTACTATCGCCTAATATCTCTCCAAAATCATTTTCTTTAGTTGCTCCTTTAATCCCTTTACCACTATGTGCAATTCCATAAGGAGGGTCTGTAAATACCATATCAGCTTTTTCTCCATTCATTAGTTTCTCTACATCATCTGAGCTTGTACTATCACCACACATAACACGGTGTTCTCCTAGCTGCCAAATATCCCCTCGCTTTACTATGCTTTCTTTTACTTCAGGTATTTCGTCATCATCAATTAATCCTTCCGTTACTTTGTCATCTTCATTTTCCCATACATCTAAACCCCACTCAGCAAGTTGTACACTATCCCATTCGTTTGCTAAAATATCCCATTCCCATTCTCCAAAGCCTACATTGTCTTTAACGATAAACTCTTTCTTTTGTTCTTCCGTAAGTCCTTCAGCTATTTCTATCCATACTTCTTTTAGTCCTGCATCTTTACTAGCCTTTAATCGCATATTGCCACCTAATACCATCATATCTTCATCAACTACAATAGGTCTTAGCTTTAACATTTCAGGAAACTCTTTGATACTTGTAACTAACTTCTTGAACTTATCGTTCTTAATAATTCTAGGATTGCTTGGGTTTCCTTTGACTTTACTGATCTTAACTTGTTGCTTCATAGTATATAATAGAATTTCTTAGTATTTATTTAAAAGTCTTCATTTATTCCCCTATCGCCTATTAATTTTTCTTTAGCTCCATCCCAGAGTTTATTGCCCTTCTTGCTGAGTGATTCCTCAGTTCTTATTTGACTTGGCATTCCTTCTAAGGGTTCTGAGTCCATATACTTGCCACAGGAGCAGAGGGCTTCTTTGGTTTCCCATTCTCCGTCTACGTGAACTATTGTAGCTACTGAAAGTTCTTTAGTGTTTCCACACTTGCATTTATATAAAGTCATTTCTCTTAGCCCTTATTAGTGAGAGGGTCTTTACTCTGTTTATTTTAATATTAATTTAATCTTTTGCCAAAATGTCATTTGTCTATAATCCCAATAGAAATTAATCG